GGTCTGTAAGAATTAAATTCGCTTTCTTTCCGTTCATAAGCAGGGATACGTCGTCTGCATTCGTCGCGTCGCCGCACACAAGCCTGTGCCTGCCTACCGTCCATACGTCGCCATTTTCCACGAACGAGGCTTGCTCCAGCGCTTTCGTTAAATCGTAATCGTCGTCTTGAACGTCTTCCTCGTCGCCCTTAAATAACTCGGCAAGCTCTTTTTCATCAAAGCCCGTCAAGGCAAGGTCAAAATCAAAGCCTTGCAGCTCTTCCAATTCCACACGGAGCAACTCTTCGTCCCAGCCTGCATCCATCGCCATGCGGTTATCCGCCAAGATATATGCTTTCTTCTGCGCCTCCGTCAGGTGGTCTACAAATACACAGGGTATCTCCGTAATACCTTCGGCTTTCGCGGCTTCCGTCCTGCCGTGACCCGCGATTATATTAAAATTCCTGTCGATAAGGACAGGACTGACAAAACCGAACTCACGCAAAGAGGAGCGCAGCTTTAATATCTGTTCGGGCGAGTGCGTCCGCGCATTATTTTGGTAAGGTACAAGCTTATCCACGGGGACAAGCGTTAATTCTGTAGTTGTATTCATACAAGCCCCCATTCCGCAAATTTCTCAAAGCCGCCGATGTCGGATATATACTCACGGGCGATTTCCACTATTTCGCTATACGGTCTGCCGTCTACATACTCGTCGCCGATAGCGCAACACAGCTCCACGGGCATTCCCGTTTCCTGCGCTTTTATGAACGCATACACATTTATGCTGACGTCGGCTTTCGAGAGGTCTTTCCCGTGCAAGCCACCGCCTGTGACGGAGTCTGCCATATCTGAGCCGAGCTTCCTGTTCGTAGCACCGCTGTCCACGTCCGTGCCGCCGAGCCAGTCGCCGAGCGGATTTATCTCCGCCGTCGGGTATTTGTTTTTCAGCTCTGCGGTGTCCGCGCAGCTTTGACAGATAATGAGCCTATCGCCGTTCAGGATGTATTTCCCGTCCGTGGGGTAAGAGGCATATATCTCCCGCGCTATGCGGGCAAGCTCCTTCTGTTCCTTTGTAAGCGGCATACCCTTGAATATGCCGTTGTCGCCGCAACGTATGCCGTCCGCCTGATTTTCTGCGAGGTGAATATTCTGCGATACTTCCACGTAGTCCACAGCTACATTGCCCGCTATGCGTCTTACAGTCTGACGGACAGTATCCCGATTTATACACACGGAGGTCTCCGCGATAATGTGGCACTTGCCGTGACCTATAAGCACCTCAACCGCAATTTTCGGGTTTTCCTGTTGCTTATATGCCAAGTCCACAAGAGCGCCCGCTATCCTATCTCCAATTTTGTCGGGGTGACTGGGATTTACTTTCTCGTACATTCTCACTTCCTCCTTGTTTTGAGCAACCGTTCCATCAAATCGTCCTGCGGATTTGCTCCGCTGTAATCTACGGTGCAGTTTTCCTTTACGATTTGGTAAATTTCGTTCCATTGGCGTATCGCCTGATTCATGTACTGTATGCCGATGTTGATAAACGGTGACGGTATCGGCTTGCCCGTCGTGGGGTGTCTGCCTAACATTCCGAGCTGATTTGTCATTTCCTCGCACTGTATCCACCGCGCCGCGCACATGGCGTAACGCTCGATAAGCTGCGGAGAGACTATCGCCGTACAGCCTATCTTATTGAGCCACTGCCATGTTTCGATGTATATCTCTTTCGCCTGTAATTCTCCGCCCTCGCGCTGTTTTGCCGAGAGGAACTCGTGCGGCTCTGGCATTTCCACGCCTTCCGTATCGGGAATATCTAAAATCTTTATCGTCTTGCCGCTGTTCTCGGCTATCTTGTCTAAGGCGGCTTTTGGCTTTCGTCCTGCGCCTTGCCGCGTTCCGCCTCGTCCGCCAATATTCTTTGATTTAGTCGGCATTTTCGCCCTCCTTTAATAGCCCTTTTGATTTCGCAATTTTTGCGTAAGAAACCCCACGCCGATGTTAAAAAAATTTAATGTGAAGATTTAACATCCCCTCCCCCATCGTCAACGCTCCGACGGATGACGGTCTCCAAGCTCGATATGAATTTTGTTGTGACAGCTCCTGCAAAGACTCATAAGATTACTTTCGTCGTTCGTGCCGCCGCGATTGACGGGCAGAATGTGATGCACCTCTTCCACGGGAGTTATCCTACCCTCGACAAGGCACCTCTCACACAGCGGGTGCGCCTTTACATATCTCGCCCGTATGCGCTTCCATTCCTTGCCGTACTTCTTTCCATGGTCCGGCGCTCGTTCAAATTTATCGTATTGTTCCTGTGCCACCTTCCTATGCTCCTCGCAGTAGGTTCCCTCCGTGAGGTTCGGACAGTTTGGATATGCACACGGCTTCTTCGGTTTATGCGGCATCTGTTCCTCCGTAAAGTAAAAGGCTCACGGTGTTGCCCGCAAGCCTTCATATATTTTTCGACATTATAAGTATATCATAAGTCAAGCTTGACATCAACAGGCATTGACTGCCAATTTTGTGCCAACGACTGCAAATTTTATAAGTTAGGCAATTTTATTTGTTCCAACGCTTCCTTATGCCATCTGTACACCGTCCGAGCTGAAACATCAAGCTGGTGAGCGATAGAGTTCCAAGAAGCTCCCTGCAAATACCTAAGAGATATAATCGTTCTATAAGACTCGTTCTCCATATCGTTGATTGCAACAACCGCGATAGTTTGCAGCTCACTTAAACGCTGCCTTTCAAGCTCAAGTTCCCGCTCTTTTTCGTCAATGAGTATTATAAGCTTGACAAAAAATGGGTCTGTCCTTTGCTGTTTACCACCGCCAATATTCTCGTATGTAGGACTTGATGGTGAATCCGCCAACTCCCGATATGTTTTGATTAGCCTTTCTTCCGACTTTATGTCTTTCCTTAATGTTACAATCTGTGACAAAAATTCCTGTTTCGTCATTTCTTTGAAACCTCCTTGAGTTTATTTAAAAATTTATCCTGCGGAATATCCGTAAGCTCCCTGAACCAGTCAGAATTTACGAAATCCACAATCTCTTTCATTCCCGCTATGCACTGTTCTGTATTTTCGCCGCGCTTATACTTCCTTGCATATGCGGAGAAATCTTTGTATGCCTGTAAAACGATGGCGGCGGCAAGCTCTCTTTCCCAATGGTACGTCATCTCTCGCCTCCTTTGCGGAATTTATCGAGGGTGTTTATCTCGATTTCTATCCCGCACCTTTCGTCTTCTGCCCACACCTTCTCTGCGGTTTCCTTTGCCACCTGCGCGTCGTCTTTCCAGAAGCTAAGCTCCGTCATGCAGTCTTTAAGCATCTTTTCAAGATTGTCCGTATCGGGTCTCGTAACGCGCCATTCGTCAGCCTTATGTGATTTACCTTTGGGAAAGTACCACACCGCTTTTAACGCAATTGCGCCTTCCATTGGCTCCTTTGGTCTGAACGGTCTTAAGTGCTTTATGATTTCCATCTTCGCCCACTTGACGTTTTCTGGTTTGTACACAGTTGGTTTGCCGCGTATTACTGCCACCTTCCTTTCCTGTGCCGTTACCGTCGGCGGGTTCATCAGTAAAAATATTTTCACTTTTTGCAATCTCCTTTTTTGGTTTTTTTGTGCGGAAAGGTTTTGAGCCAACAGCGACGGATTGCAGTTGGGATAGGGCGGGCTCTCAGCCCTATCCTACAACTGCGTCCGTGTTGGCTGCGGAAGCTGCCTATATATAAGCCCTTTCTGCACTTTTTGCCGATAGGGAAAATCTCCTTTCTGCGGCACTTTTTGCTGATAGGGAAATTTGCCCTTTCTGCAACATCAGCGTTTTTCACTTATTCAGCCTCCTTACGCACCCTTTTACCACCTCATAGCTATCGGAAAATTCGCCAACTCTTGTCCTTATGGTGCGTATGGCAAGTCCCAAATAATCCGCTAAATCTTCAATTTTACAATCGGTGCCGGTCTCGGAACAAATGTCGAAAGCCCTATCAAATTCGTCACGGCGGGAGTTTGGTGTTTGGTTACGTTTGCCGCTTTTTTTGAGATTGCCGAGGGGATCGCCTCTGCTATAACTCCCGTCCAAAATGCCGCCGTCGTCAAGCACATGAATCGGGTACCTAAACCATAGATTCACAGGCGCAGGACGTGCAAATTCTCGCGTAACAAACTCTGCTCGCCAAGCGGTATCCGTGGAACTATCGACATACATATTCTTCGTTCCCTCGTCCAGCTCAAGCTCGATAAGGTCAATAATAGCGTCGGGGTCTCTTGCAAACACTCCACTTCCCGAACTCCTGTCCATAGCGATTTTACCTCCTTGTGCGCCTTTGGAATGGTGATGTGCATATATCACCGACGCACCCGTTTCGTCACAGATTTTATCGAATTGGTTACAGAATGCCGCCATTTCAGAAGCATTATTTTCGTCACCCGTTATAACCTTGTAAATCGGGTCAATTATGATGGCGATATACCCCTCGTCCTTGGCTCTTCGGATTATTTTCGGCACCAGCTTATCCAATGGTAAAGCCTTACCTCGTAGGTTCCATATGTGCAAATTCTGAAAGTTTGGCTTACCAAGATTAAGGCAATGGTAAATATCGCAAAAACGTTTAAAACAGCTGGCGGCGGCGATTTCAAGATTAAGATATAAAACTTTCCCCTGCCTCACCGCCCTACCGAGAAAATTCCGTCCCTCGGCAATATCTATGGCAAGCTCTATCAAGAAAAATGACTTCCCCGATTTTGAAGCGCCCGAAAAGAGCAGCTTATGCCCCACACGAACGACACCGTCTATCAGCGTTGGCGCGAGCGGCGGCAGGTTGTCAATCACATCGCTCAGCTTTACAATCGGCGGCAAATCATCGCATTCGCCCTCCGTAAAATCAAGCCACTCGTTCCACGATTTCCTCCCTATATTC